AGCGAGCAGAGGCAGCACAAGCTGGACAACAAGCGTTCAATCTTGCAGGGCAGTTCTACACCGCACCGGGACTCCAGCTTCTTGGAAGCCAACCTCTTTCCTACCAAGTTGGCAACCAGATGATGGGCCTTGGACTTGACGCAATCGGTGCTGGTAGACCTCAACTCTTTGATGTTGGATCTGCGCTTAACCTTGGTGCTGCTAACAGGCAAAATCAACTTGCCGCTGCTCAAGCGAATGCTCAAGCTAAAGCTATGCAGAGAGCAGCAATGTTTAATGCAATTGGAGAAATTGGAGGGTCTGTCACTAAAGCAATCGGGGCAGGAATGGGTTAATTAAAAAAATATAATAATATGCCATACGGACAAGGACAGATGCTAGGAGCGGGTGTAGACCCACGGATGTTTGTGCAGGATTACTCTGGCTTCACAAGGGCTGCGGAGATCCAAGCACAAGGGATGCAGAACCTTGGGCAAGGGATTGCACAAGGGATAACTCAAGTTGGAGATTACTTCAAGCAGCAGGGGGAAAAGAAAAAACAGGTTAAAGCCGCATCAACTCAAATTGACGCTGCTCTTAAACTTATGCCAGAACTCACCCCGATCCTTGGAGATGTTGGTAATAGACTCAAGGACGAGGATGTCTCGTTGACAGATAGATTCGCAGACGCATCAGTTGTCCCCGATCTTATCAAGAACAGCATGAGCGGACTAATGAGCCAGCAAATGATGAATCTTCGCCAGCAGAAGTTTGCCGCATCTCAAGCCAAGGCATCTGGAGGAGGTGGTACTGGTGGTGGCAGTAACTGGAACAGCTTAACGCAATAAACAAAAATGGACTTTATTAGTTTACTTCCACAGAATGCTGGGCCTGTAACCAAAAGCAAATTTAAGGATGCTTCAAGGAAGGTTCAGATGCTCCGTAACAGGGGCCTTGCCGCCGATGCTGACCTATTAGCTAGTGATATTGCAGGTGCGCTTCAATCTGGTGACATGACCGCTATTGGGTCTGCTATAAAGTCCCTTGATGATTATTATTACAAAGCTCCAAAACCTCAAGTCTCCACCAAAGAAGAGAAGGAGCAAACGCCAGAATACAGTTCTGATGAGCTTGCGGTGCGCATTCAAGACTCCATTGCGCTTGCCGATGAGCGCGGGATTGATCTTCCAAACTCTGATCTTTCTAGGCTTTCGTCGCTTGTTGCAAAGGGTGACACGAAGAAAGCTAGTGAGCAACTCGCGAAAGTTTCATCTTTTATCGACAAGTCTCTCGCAATCCAAACTGAAGAGGAAAAGAAGCCGAAGGTTCTTGCTGACGGAACACAGATTGAAATCGGGTCTAAGTCTGGCACGAGATATATGGGCGGACAGCCAGTAAGCAAAGGAGCAATCAACTCTGATGTATTTAACTCGATGTATCAGAAGAACGCATCAACGCAACAGGAACAGTTTGCAGAAGCTGGCGTTCCGATAGTTTCCAGTATTCCACTTGAACCTAGTCAGCAATATCAAGTTACGCCAGTTGAGGGCGTTGTAGCCCAACCAGAAGTTTACGCTCAAGCTGTTCAAACTGCTCCAAGCAGTATGGAGGAGAAACAGATTGCCATGCGTAAAGCGTCAGAGGCATATAAAGCCGGTAATGATGAAGAGGCTGTTATCTTAATGAACGCTGCTGGAGGCAAGGGTCTAATGGGCGTATTCACAACTGTAGACTTACCAACCGTTTTTGGTGAGCGAGGTGAAAAATCTCAAGATCAAAAAGATAATAAAAACAAAACAAAGTCTGGAACATCTTATCAAATCATCGAATAATAATTAGATTATGCCAAAGTATGTCATCAACGGAAAGACCATTGAGGCAGATTCGGTTTTAACTGACGAGGAGATTGACGAGATCGCTTCTTCAATTACTCCCGCGCCAAAAGAAGAGGCTATCCAAAACGAGCAGGTGGCCGAGAACCTTAATAAAGAAGCGCAAGGTATCCAGCCAACCGTTGACATTGATGGAGTCACAATACCAGTTACGGCAGAGCGAACTCAGGAATCTGTAAATAAAGAGCTTGAGTCTAGGGTTAAAGAGGCTGGAAAGAACCCAGAAAAAGAACCATCCTTTCTGCAAATAGGTGCTGGACTTCTAGCAGAGATCGGGATCGCAGAAGGTTCCAAAGCTGCTGGTACACTAGCTGGAGCTGGAACTGCTGTGGCATTAGGCCAAATGGGGCCGCAAGCATTGTTGCCAGAAGAAATTATTACAGTTCCAATTGGAGCTGGTATTGGTTATTTTCTTGGGGCGACTGGAGGTGGCGCAACTGGGTCTATCTCCGCTCAAAAAATAGAAGGCCGCGACTCAATCAACTGGGGCAGAACCGCTGTGTCGTCATTGATGAACCTTATTCCAGGAAGTAAGATTACAAAAGGGCCACAAGCATTAGTTAAAGCATCCGAGGCATTGGCTAAACGACCCATTGCAACTACTGCTGCTGTTGGTGCTGTCGCGGCCCCTACAACGGTTGCCGCTGAAGAGCTTTATGAAACCGGCGAGCTGCCTAGTACCGGCGAACTTGCAGGATCTAGCGTTGTTGCTGGATTATTTGGGGCTGGCATCGGGAAGACCCAAAAAGAAATGATCCCTATTCTGAAGAAGTTTGCTGGAAAATCCCCAAATGAATTAAATAACTTAGTAAACCGTGGAGATAGCGGGGCGGTTTCTTATGTTGATGCACTGACTCAAGATGTAGACCCCAAGGACTTTTTAACTAAGGACAACTTGAAAGAGTTTATTGGAACTCTTGGGCAAACCGCAAAGGCTAACATCGCTCCAACCAAAGTCGTTGGAAAAGAAGCAGCTCAAGCAATGCGTGACGCAGCTAACATTGCTTCTACTGGTCGCGAGGTAGGAGGCATTCTTGGTTCTAGGGTGAATGACGCTATTGCTAAGTCTTCCGATCCAACCGCAGTCCAGCAGTTTGCGTTGGAGTACATCACAGGTAAAGCCCCCAAGGTTCCCAAGGAGCTTGAGTCTCTTGCTGCTGATCTCTCTCAAGCCAGAAAGTACATTGCTGAATATCAAGATGGGCTTCTTGAAATGCACTACAATGGGCAAAGGAAGATGCCAGACCTTCTTGCCAAGTACATTGAGGAAAGCAAGAATGAAGGTGATTACCTTACTAGATCCTACGCTTTCTTTGGAGACGCAAGCTACTCTCCATCCAAAGCATCAGCAAAAGAACTGCTTGACGATTTAACTACTCAACCTCGCATTGGAATAGATGAGCGTAAATTTATCCGTAAAACTGATGCTCAGGGCAACAGGCTTGAGGTTGACAACCCTAATTACGGCTCTGAGATTGATCTTCCTCCAATGAGCAGGGCGGATGCGGAAAAGTACATAGCTGACCTAAACGCAAAAAAGGCCAGTAATCCAGATGAGCTGCACAATTGGATCTACTCTCAGAACGCTGGAATCCTAAAGGAAAAGAAAGACTTATCTCCAGCGTTAAGAAAGTACCTTGGTGAGTATACAACGCCAGGTGAAAAGATTAGCGAGACTATGTCAAAACTGTCTAGGCTTGTGGCGTATGATAAAGCTGACAACCAGATCTCTAACATTTTTAGGGATATGGGGATTGCGAAGTTTGCTGGAGAAGGAGTAGAGGGACTCCAGCCGATCAAGCTGCGGAGGGGTAACGCAAGGATTGGTGAGGAAGAACTCTATGGGCCGCCAGAATTACAGGTAGCAATCAATCATTTGTACGCGAATGGAACTGATAATGCCGCAATGGACTTTGCTGAAAAAACCGCAAAAGACTTGTGGCAAACATCGGTATCTGCCTCGAAGGCAGCAAAGACTGTATTTAACCCAGTCTCCTTTGCGTCCAATTATATTTATGGCCCAGTAAACATGGCTGGAATGGGCATGAATCCATTTAAAGACTTTAAGCAGGGAGGCAAATTTGCCGCCGCTCAATTTGAGTCAATAGCCAAAAAACTTTCAAATGTTGATTTGGACGAGTTCAAAAGAAAAAAGGAACTTGGGCTTATCCCACAGGGATTGACATTTTCTGATATACAGGCTGGGTTGCAATCTGGTTCAATCGGCAGATCTGCTCAAAAAGTAATAGATCCATTTGGGAAATTATATAGTTCTTTCGATGTTATTAACAGGCTTGCTACCGCAAAGAATTACGAGTCACAGCTCACTAGGCAATTCCCTAATGCTCCGCTTGATTTGATTGAAAAGCAGTCCGCTGAGTTTACAAATAACACATTTCAAAACTACGACTTTGTAAATAGAAACTTTAAGACCCTTTCAAGATATGGTGTTCCGTTTGGTCAATTTGCCACGTTCACTGTTGAGTTGGCTCGCAATCAGTATAACCAAGGAAAGCTAATTAAGAAGATGCTCGATGGTTCCTACGCCCAAGAGTTATCTGAGAAGTTTGGGGTGGAGGCAAATCAAAAAGCAATTAGAGATGAGGCTATCAAAAAAATGGCATCCCTTGCTGTTGTCTATGGGACAAGTGCAATGACCATAGAGAAAACAATGGAGTTCCTTGGAACCACTAGGGAGAAAAACCGAGCACTGCGGGAAACCGTTTTGCCGGAATATGCCGAAAAGCGTCCATTGTTTATTACATCAGATCCAAAGACTGGTGATGTAAGGTGGATGAATACATCTTACTTAATTCCTCAACAACAGTTTGTTGGCCCGTTTATGGCAGGGTTTAATGGCAGGTCGTTTGGGGAGGGTTTGAAGTACGGAGTCGAGGGCATTAGCGAAGACATTCTTGGAGAGGGATCGTTCACAATGAATGCTCTTACCCAAGCTCTAAATAATTACGATTTTGAAAGAGATCGCAAAATAACTACGGCTGAAGACCCGTCCACAAAGATGCTTGATAAAGGCAAGTTTTTTGTCGGTGAATTATTAACCCCAGGTTTTGTAAATGAAGTAGAAAAGTCAAAAACAAGACCAGTAGGTCAAACTGCACAGAGGCTAATTGGCCTTCGTTTTAACGACACAACAATAGATAAAGGGTTTGGGTTTAGGGCTAGATCTTTAAATGACAACCTTAATACTGAACGATCAAATATCAAGTCAGCAAGGTTTCGTGTTGAAGAAGGGAAGATGAATCAACAGGAGTTTGATGAGGTCTACAATCAAAGCAACCAGTCATACAGGGACAATCTTCAATCCCTAAACCGCCATGTAAGTAACTTGCGGACAATTGGACTTGATGAAGGCAAGATTGCAGGAATGCTAACAGATAATGGGTTTGGTAGCGAAATTACACTTGCCGCTCTTGACGGTGAGGTTATTGATGCGCCAAAGGTCAAACGCGATACCATCACCGATCTTTACGATGAGATCGCTATGTTGCCCAGAAAAGAACGAGAGGCTCGTATTCGTAATACATCAAAAGAAGATCCAGAATTGGGCAAAAAACTCGCGAGTCGTCACAAACAACAGGTTATTGATGAGGTTCGGAATGTAAACGATAAGGACATGGTCATCAGAAGACTTGGGATTGATGATGGGACTAGAGCTAGATACATCTGGAAGCAGATGCAGAAAAGCCAAGAGCCAGACTCGGTTCTTAAAATGTTCATGAAGAAGGGAATTGCCACGCCGGAAGTTGTGCGCGACATCAGAATCCTACAGAAGAAATGAAGACCAAAAGCAAAAAGCAAGTAGGTTACCTGCTCAGCAAGGGTTCTCCGCTTTCCTCGACGCAACAGAATAAGCTCAAAAAAGAGTTGCACTCTGGGGCCGTTAAGGTTAAAAACGGCAAGAAGACCAAATGAGCGACGAAGACCTATCAGCGATTGATAGCAAAGAGGCGATGAAAGAGTTCTTCCTTGAGGTCAAGGAAAGGGCTAAGCAATTCCCTCGGAATACTATCGAGAACTATAACCCGAATGTGGCGGCACAGATCCTCTGGATGCTGGCGCAGGGTGGGCGTATCAATGCTATTGCCAAAAAGTGCAAGGTGACGCATGAGACTGTTCGTGCGCTGGAGTGGAGGCATAACGATACGCTGGAGTCAAAGCGTAAGGAGTTCTCTAAACGCTACGCTATTGCTGCGGCTGAGTACACAGACCTGTTGTTCGAGAAAGCCGAACAACTGAGCCGTGATCCAGACCAGCTTAAGGCTATCTCCCCAGACCGATTGGCGTTGACTATTGGCATTATGACCGATAAGGCTGGGCAGCTTTCTGGCATGGCTAGTACCATTGTAGAGCATCGCAAGGGGCCGTCTATTGATGATGCCGCTAAGATGATTGCGGAAGCCAAGTCTAGGATTGCCAATAAAGTCAAAACGCAAGCGGTAGAAGCCGAGATCGTAGAATGATACCAGAACCAGAATCAAGATACGCAGATTACGCTAAGGATGGAGGTAATCTTGTTCGCCACTACATGGTCGAGCATGACGGCGTTCAGCACAAGTGCCATACCAGCGTTTACGCTTCGTATCTAGCAGAGAAGTTTGACGCTAAGATTTGGAATGTGGTGCTGGAGAAGTTCGTCAAACCCTTCATTGGCGTATGCAAACATTGCAAGAAGCGTCGAGAGCTTCACCTTGTTGACGGGAATAGAGGATCGTTTCCAGCCGAAGAGGATGCGTTTTGTTGCGAGGAGTGTGATAGCGTGTATCACATCAAAGACATCCTAATGGAGACTGGTGCGTATAAAACGAACTAATGCAGTGGCGCAAACATCCAATCCTCCAGCCTCCCAGCGATGACGAGGTAGCCTTGATGGAACCAGATGATCTCATTGAGCTTCATCGAATCTACCATGAGGCTATTGAAAACGCTGAGAAAGACCCATTCCGCTACGGGTTTAGGCTTCCGCATTGGGAAAAAGCTGAAGAGCAACTAGCGCAAGTCTCTGAGGTTCTAGCACTCGGGGGGAATCGTTGTCTTGCCCCAGAGCAGGAGATCTATGATCCAGTCCTAAAGCGTAGTAAGCGCGTTGACGAGCTTGGATTCGATTTCCATGTACACGCTTGGGATGGTGAAAAAGTAGTTATAGCCAAAGCACAACCATCCTTTAGGAAGGATAAGCAGGAAATTTACGAAGTTATTCTGGATAACGGAGAATCATTCCGATGCTCAAAATCGCACCTTGTCCTTCACAAATTGGGATGGATGCCAGTTGGAGACATTAAGCTGAACGACGAGCTTTCAAGCCCATTCTGCGCTTGCCCTCCTCAGTCCAGTTCGGAACGCAACCCTTTAGAGTCACCTCAAGATGGCGAGCATTGCTTTCAAACAGTTCAAGATTCTCAATGCGATTATCGTCTTTCACTCCGTTCTTGTGGTGAACAACTTCCGTGCGGGTTAAATACCGACCAAGATGTTTCTCCATCATTAGACGATGCTCAAGGATATAGCGCGTGTGTTTGCGAGCGTTCGGGTGATTCGGGCAATAAAGCTCAATGTATCCGTCTTTGTTCACAATCCTGCCGCCTTTCCATTCGGGATGTCCTTCGCCGCTTCGTGGCCCTGTCCGCTGACATTGTATCCCGTGCTTTTTGCAAACCTTGTAAATCAACTTCGCGGTCACTCGTGGATCTAGCTCCTTTGCCAGCTTTTCCGCGATATTCGCTTGAGTCCATCCTTCGGCAATCCAAAGGCGTATTTGATCTACTGGGTAAGTTATTGAGTTGTGCTTCGGCATACCGACACCCTATCTATTCCCGCCGAGTTGTCAAGATCAATTACCTCCGAGAAGATTATGTCTGGGATTTCCATGTACCAGTCTACAATAACTACATTGTAGCGGGAGTTCCCCATCACAACTCAGGAAAAACTGCGTGGGGTTCTTACTGCGTGGTCAAAGCCGCCATCGAAAACCCAAAATCAGAGATATTCTGCTTCGCCCAGACCTCAGAGGTAAGCATCCGCCAGCAACAAAGCGCAGTATGGAACTGGTTGCCGCATGAGATGAGAACAAAGCAAACCTCGGCTAATGCCTACATCTCGTACACGAAAAAGAACGGATTCACAGATAACTCGTTGATCCTTCCTAATGCCTCGCAGATCATCTTCAAGACCTACTCTCAATATCAGAATAACCCAACTATCCTAGAAGGCGCGGAGCTTGGTAGCCGTGACCCGCAGTGGCACAACATCGGAGTATGGTTGGATGAATACCTTCTTGGTAACGAGCTTATTGACACCTTGCGCTTCCGTCTTGCTACCCGCAATTCCAAGATGCTGGTGACATTCACCCCGATTGACGGGTGGACTGAGGTGATTAAGGAATACTTAGATGGTGCTACAAGCGTCCAGAGCGTCGAGGCTGAGCTGCTCAACGGTGAGCTTGTCCCCTATGTCCAACGGAGCAAGAAGCGCAATGCCAGCGTCCACTACTTCCATAGCAAGGATAACCCTTTCGGTGGCTACGAGCGAATTAAGGAGACACTGGTGGGGAGGCCAAGGGAGGAGATCCTAATTCGCGCGTACGGGGTTCCAGTTAAGTCCCACGCCACCAAGTTTCCCAAGTTCAATAAAGAAGTCAATGTTGTCCAGCCATCAGAGATCCCAACTACGAATGTTACTCGCTATCAGATCATTGACCCAGCGGGTGCGAAAAATTGGTTTATGGCTTGGATTGCTGTGGATGCGTCTGGTACATTTTGGGTATATCGTGAGTGGCCGGGTGTCGATGTAGGCGACTGGGCGGAGTGGAAGGGTGGAAAGTGGATGCCAGGACAAGGGGCTAAAGGACAGGG